TATTGGATTTATGTTTAAAAGCAAGTGGTGTTCCAATTGCTAGTGATTTGCTTAGAATGCTAGTAAACAAGGATTTTTCACATCCAGTGGTAAAGCTAGTTTATGACAAGATTGGCTCATGGAAACTAGCGAATGGTACTGAAAAGGAATTATCCCAGCGAGTAGCAGAACTTTACGACAATGCCATTGTTGAATATAAAACCAATCCTGCTGTATGTTGGGAAAAGCTAGAAACTCACAAAGCGCAATTAGCACTTGAAGCACCTATCCCTGATAAAATACCCTCTAAAGCTGAAAGCAAAGCTTATCGTGATGCTATTGATGAATGTAGACGTATACTTAGCGGTGATAAGGCAAAAACCCCTATACTTGAAATACCAGAGTTTGACAAACGGAAAATCAACAAAGGTGGTGAACAATATCATGATTATTGCAAATATCTCTTGTCTGTACCTGATAATCAGGCATTGGCTTTACCTCTGAGTTATATTTATGACCGACAAAAGTTACTAAACCTTTCTGAAACCGCAAAGCATCTACGCGAATGTGGATATATTCAAGATTCTCAGCGACCCAATGTTGAGAAACGAACTTCAACCGGACAACCAACAAAGGTTTATAAGACGTGGATTAAGGATTAACATTTTTAATGCCGTCAAAGCTCATTATAACGCGATTGCTTGACGATATGTTAATAGGCAATGCGATGGTAGCGGATATTTCAATCTCTTACCTGAGAGCAAATATGGAGATTTTAGATGGTATTTAAAATTTCACGCAAAGAAACCGTTTATACGCAAATTCTTTCATATCGTCGGATATTTTATGAAAAGCATTTGCAAGCGCCATCCATTCGCTATAATCCAATTGTGTATTTTCTCCGCTAAAAGCTAGTGTGAATTGTTTTATGGCGCCATTTACAAATCCAAAACCCAATTCTGGATTGATAACTAATTTGTCATATATATTCATTTTGTTCCTTAAATCATTCTAAAATAATGTAATACTATTTGTAAAATTATACCCATTATGATTGTTGCTTGCATAAAGTTAAGTTTTGCGTTCAGTCTGTTCATGTTTTCCCGTAAAAGCATAAATTTTTCATCATTAACGCGTAGTTTTACTTCATGTTCTATGTATTGTTCTTGATTCACTTGAATCTCCGGTTAAACTCTTCTCGTTCTTCATGATAGTCTTCAAGTCCATCTGTCCAGCCTTTATCGTATGCCCAAGTTAATAAATCTGCTATCTCCTGGATTCTTATATCGGTTTCTTCCATTATGTCTTTGAGGTATTCTATTGCTTCGGATGTTCTCATTCTTGATCCTCTAATTGTCCTAGTAAATCATCTAATGCCTCTTGTTCGGTCTTACCATATCCTATTACGTCCCCCCATGCATCATCACAATAAACGGGGGTTGGATCGTAACTGTCTGTAACTGCTACGTATCCTCTGCCGGTCCAAAATGCATGCTCTGAATCGTAATCTACGTGGATTTTTTCGCCGTTAATTGTGTGTGTTGTCATATTCTATGTCTCATGTATTGAGGCCCTTCGGCCCAGATTAATTAATATAATTTCTTTACTCTTATTTTGTCTGTACTGTCATATTCGCCGCTTTTTCTCATTATTTTTGCTGTTTCTTTTGCTTCAATTTCTGTGTTAAATATTTCAAAAGTCTCGCCGTTTAATATTGTTGCGTACATTTTTTTATCCTCATATCGTTAGTGGATAATTGACATTATACACATCATTTTTAGAAAGTAAACATTATTTTTAGTTTATTTATAATTATTTTACATATGATAAAATTATGGTATGATTTTTATATTGTGAATGAGGGTTTATTATGGCTGAGTTATGTTATCGTTGCGGTGGTTCAGGGCTTTATATGGGTAATGGTATGATTATGACTCCTTGCGATAAATGCAATGGTAAAGTATTGGATAAGGTTATTACATCAACGAAGCAAATAACACTTGACAAAGTGGATAGACGTAGTAAATCATATAGAGATACGATTAATACTATTATGCAGACTCAAGATATTAATCATGATGAAGCTGTTCAAATATTTGATGAAACTTACAATAAGATATAATCATGGTCAAAGCTTGTAATGGAAAACCTGCTAAATATTCTGAGGAATTAGCTAGCGAAATATGTGAAACTATCATAAGTTCTGAACTTGGTTTGATGCATCTTTGTAATGAAAATCCTCACTGGCCTCATCGCGCACAAATATTCAAATGGATAGCAAAATACCCAGAATTTGGCGACAAATATCGTAAAGCAAAAGAACAACAAACACAAATTTGTTTCGAATATATGCATGAATTGATGAATGAACCACATGTATTTATCGATCCTGAAACTGGAATTCATGAAGTTGATTCTTCATTGTTAAGACTAAAATTAGATCACTTCAAATGGCATGTTGCAAAACTTAAACCTAAAGAATTCGGCGATACAAAACAACTAGAAATTACCAATTCAGATATTGCCGATGATTCTAAACGTCGCTTACAGCAACAATTAGACGAAAAGAATAAGAAACCTTTCTAATGGATAATGAATCTTTGCTCGATAAAAATCTTATAAACGTATTAAATAAAATAAATACTCGGTTAAATGCCTACTATGGAATGGATGATTGCCCTGGTGGGCCACAATATCATAATGGCGCAACTTCTGAATTGATTATCTTGAAAGACTATATAAAAACCTTGGTTGACAAAACTAACAAACAAAACCCGCCAAGCCTCTAAACTATGCTCAAACCGTGCGGGTTACTCAAATACGCAACCTTAGGCAATATGGTAACTACACTAGGCCCCGGTGTGCGTTAAGGGGCACAATTAAGGATTAATTAATGAAGTGGATAAACGCAAAAGATACACCCCCTGATACTGATAACTATTATATTGTAAGACTAGCTTCTGATGAAGAAAACAGCGGTGATTTTATGTATTTAGGATTATGGTACTCTAATGCTAATGCTAATGCTAATGCTAATGGTTCGTGGAGTATAGATGGCAAGAACTTAAAAGGCGGGTGGAAAATAACGCATTATATTAAACCTGATAAAATAGAATGATAGATATCAACATAAAACTCTCAGACTGGAAAGCCCTTGATGCTATACAAACATTAATTAAACTATACAAAGCCGGTGAGGAAACAGATTATGATACAATTATTGCCATTCGAGATGTTCTTAATAATTTTGGGTTTTTAGATGATTGACCATGACTTATCTGCAATAACAGATGACCTTTATAAACTAGGTTATAATCATAAGCCCGTGCCATGCTCGCTGTTAGAATGGGGCGAGTTTATGAGAGATATAGAAAAGAGACGTGTAGCTTATGATAATGTTAACGGAGATACAGTGTCCACTGTTTTCCTAGGGATTGATCATGGATTTGAGGATAAAAAGCTATTGTTTGAAACTATGATATTTAAAGCTAAAAGATCGTTAGACTATTGCGAACGCTATTCTACATGGGATGAAGCGTTAGAAGGTCATAATAAGGCAATAGAATGGGTTAAAGATGGATGCAAAGATGATTGACTACCATAAACTAAAACTTGCCTTAGAACTTGCTGAGACAGTCCGTTCTCAACAAGGTTTCATAGAATACGATTGCGATAATATTGACGATCTAATAGCCAAGCTATATGAATTAACGAAACGTAAACTATGCAAATGTAGAAACATATTAAAACCTATGCGTTCGGTTTGTGATGATTGCATTGACAGGGCAGTTCTTAGTGTATCACCAAGGCATGAATATAAGGTTGGTCAAAATGTATGGTTTGTTAGAGGTCAATACACTAACTTTAAAGCAGAGATGTCTTTAATCAATTGCTTTGTAGACAATTATATTAATTTTTGTGATAAAGATGGAATTGTTTATTATATTTTGCAGGAACACGTTTATCCATCCCGTGAAGAACTTATCGAAGCTCAAATAGAACATTGGCAGAAACTTATCAGGGATGATGATAATTTTGTACATTGTATGGTTTGCGGTCAGCCTTCATCACAAATAACAAAAGAATGTGGATGGAAGGCGCAAGATATGAAAAATAATAGTAATTTCAGGGCATTTAAATATGAACCTAATCAAGAATGCAAGCATGAAAGCGATGGCACACTCCATGACCTTCGAGATGATGTTGCATGGATGAATATTGTGCAAAAGTATAAATGCTCTAAGTGCGGAGATTTTTATAAGTGAATGAAAAAGAGATGTCTGCACATATAAAAGCACTAACGAAAGTTATAGAAAAACAAGCTGAATATGCAGAACAATTAATGAGAAGATTTTATACTATGGAGAGAAGTATAACTATATTGCAATTCAAATTAGCGAAGCTAGAAGGGATGAATCAAGATGAATGACTTCACAAAAGATGAACTGATTCAACTTAGCCACTTAGTAAGCTCTGTGCCATTGGATGATGTTTTATTGCTTTATAAAATACAATCCATGATAGATAACTATTGTGAACATAAAAATACTTATGAGGATTTAGATTATAATCCTACGCGCTGCAAAGATTGTAAGGAAATTGTGGAATGATTGAATCGTTAAAAAAAGAATTAAATGATAATATGTGGTGGTATTTAGAGCTTTTTATAGGGAATCCTTTTTTTGGTAAACCTGTCTATTCTAAAGAGGAACAAGAGGTAATGAAAAATAGATGTAAGGAGTTAAAACTTAAAATATTTTTATTGGAGAACTATATTGCTCCCTCTTATGATGAAAAAAAATCAATTGATTGTGCAAATGAAAATATCTGAAAAACAAATAATGCAGTTGATACAAATAGCACAAACTTATCTTAATAGAAATGACCTTTCTGATAATAATAGAACTGCTATTGGTCAATTGTTAATAGATATTGTTAAACAACAATCCGATGAACTAAAAGATATAGAATAATGACAATCGAAGAGTTTGTAAAGATCGTGGATTAACTAAAAAGTTTAGGAAAGGATGAATAAAATCATGAGCACCTACCTTGACAAAACATTCTGTGCCTCACCCAATTGCCAAAACGACTGCGGGCGTCGCATGACTCTTGAAGAACACGAACGGTTGATATATCTTAATGACAAAGAAGTATGTTATGGCTATTTTTGTGGATTACCTGATACTATTGATCAAGATTTCTCACCTTTTATACAAATAAATAATGTCAAAAGAACTACAAAATAACGACGTAGCATCCCAATTAAGAGGTAGTTTTCTAGCCTTCACCGAATTCTTTTATCCACTTTTAACCGGCAGAAAGTTTATAGTTTCTCAACCAATAGGCCGAGAATCGCATCATATTATCATAGCACGTGCTTTATCATCTGCGTCACGTTTAGAAATACCTAACCATAAACTACTTATTAACGTATCTCCCGGCTCAGGTAAGTCAACACTATTAGCTATGTGGGTGGCATGGACTCTAGCGACATATCCTGATTCAAGATACTTATACATATCCTATTCCAAAGTTTTGGCCGCAAAACACACAGAAACAATTAAGCGTATAATGCAATTACAACATTACCAATTCCTATTTAATGTGAGAATTCGCCATGACTCAAAAGCTAGAGAATATTTTCAGACAACAAATGGAGGTGCTGTCGCAGCTTTTGGCTCGGGAGGTGCAATCACTGGGCAAGATGCTGGACTCCCCGGCCTTGAACGATTCTCAGGTGCAGTCATTATTGATGATGCACACAAACCAGATGAAGTACATAGTGACACAATTAGACAATCAGTTATCGACAATTACCGAGAAACAATCCAACAGCGAGCGCGGGGAATCAACGTGCCATTCATATTCATTGGACAGCGCTTGCATGAAGACGATCTCGGGGCTTACCTAATCTCTGGCAAGGATGGTTATGAGTGGCACCATGTAATACTCAAAAGCATAGACGATGCTGGTAATGCTTTATATCCAGAGGTTGACCCGCTATCTAAATTACTTAAGAAACAAGAGACCGACCCTTATGTTTTCGCATCTCAGTACCAACAAGACCCAATACCTGCAGGTGGTGCATTATTTAAGCCTGAATGGTTCGTTATGCTCGATGATGAACCTGATATATTATACAGCTTTATTACTTGTGATACTGCTGAGACCTCCAAGAGCTATAATGATGCGACTGTTTTTAGTTTCTTTGGCATTTATAACATTGACTCTTACGGGGTATCAACTGGGCAGTATGGACTTCACTGGATTGACACATTGGAATGTCGTATCGAACCAAAAGACCTAAAGCCCACATTTTTGGAGTTTTGGTCACAGTGCATGCGTTATCAAAAACCTCCACAAATGGTTGCTATCGAGAAGAAATCCACTGGTGGTACTTTACTTAGCCTGCTAGATGAAATACGCACTATTCGCACCACAGATATTCCTAGGACGCGTGAGCAAGGTAATAAGACAAAGAGATTTCTAGCCGTACAACCTTATATAGCTGAGCGTAGAGTGTCATTCCCAGCAATGGGGAGGCATGTTAAATTATGTTTGGATCATATGTCTAAGATCACTGCTAACGAAACGCACAGGTGGGACGATATTTGTGACACTTGCGCAGATGCTATACGGATTGCGCTTATTGAGAAAACCTTAATATCAGCAACTGTCAACGCAACAAATTATAACGATATTGCAAAGTCAGTTACAAGCACACAAAATAAAATTAATAGATTAAGGAAATCTGCTTATGTTAGATGATGATAAAATAGGAGCATTAAGAATTTCTGATGTAAAAAAAATGACAGATTTAGTGAATGAATTTATTGAGAAATTTATAAATTTGGCAAATCCTAAAGAATATGAGAAAGACATAGAAATGTTTTGTCAATTACGTATTACTGGGCCTGCGATGATTGCTTCAACTGTGTTAGATAAATTATCAGGAACATTTCATCTAGATAGAAAAACTTTATTGAATAAATATATGGAAAAAGTTGAATTGGGATTGAAGTGGGTGGACTACAGAAATGAAAAATAAAAGATTCCGGGCTTTAATGCCATGGTATACGATTTGTACAAGAAACTTGGAGAATAATAAGGTCCGATAATCAAAGTAATCAGACTTAGTGATAATTATGATTCTTAAAAAGCATTAAATAAAATCATTTTTACGAAAAGGCTTATAACAGAGAACAAAATGAGTTAAAATGTCAAGAACATTCTAAAAAGTTTTAATAAAATTTTACCTACGTGATAAGGATATCCGTAAATGGTTGAAATTGCAAAACGCTATCAAGATAATCTTGCTCGCATTAAGAAAACCGTACGAAATGCGCATGATTATTTCCGAGATAACTACGATCGTTATAATGAATTTCGCAAATTCGTCTTTGATTCATCCCTAACCAATGATGAAATCACACTACTTATGACCATGGGAAGGCCCCAGCTTGAATTCAACGTACTTGAAGCTTATCTTAGCCGACTCCTTGGTGAATTCTCAAAGCAAGAACCTGATATTGAAGTCAATGCCTATGATGAGGACCAAGCCGATCCTGTTACTATAAAAGTTGTTCAACAACACCTAAAGCATGTGCTTATGGATGCTGATAATGAGCATCTACGCTATGAGGTTTATAAGGACTTACTCTCAGGCGGCTTCTCAACCGTCAAAGCATACACAGAATATGAACACCCAATGTCCATGAATCAGGTGATTAAATTCTCAAAATGCGAACCAACACTTACAGGATTTGACAAACTTGCAAGGTTTTCTCATAAGGGTGATGGTCAATTTTGTTTTGAACTATTCCCACAAAGCAAGGATGAGTTCTTATCAGAATACCCAGATACGCCAATTAACACTCTAAGTTTTCGCCGTGACTTTGCAGGATTTAACTGGTCATACCTTAATGACAATTCACAAATTGTAGTCGTTGCGGATTTCTATGAGAAGAAGCGCAAAGAGGAAACTATTGTACAAGTGCGCGACGGTAAGGTAATGACACAATCCAAATATCGTAAAATGATTGATGAATGGGATGATATTACAGTTCCACCATCAATTGTTGGCAAACCACGCAAAACCCATATTGACAGAATTGAGCGTTATAGGCTTATAGAAAATCAAGTCTTAGAGCATGAAGTAACTGACTTCTCATACCTACCTATAGTCTTTATTGACGGCAATTCGTTAATGATTAAGACTCCAACCAATGGCAATATCAGACAGGTAACAAGACCATATGTCTATCATGCAAAAGGTGCGCAAAGGCTTAAGAACTATGCGGGTATTTCATTGGCGAATGAAATTGAGAATACGGTCCAGCATAAATTCATGGTGGCAAAAGAGGCCCTTCCAAAAGA